TCTCAGACTTGGACGCGGTATACCCATTACCAACAAAGTTGCCCGAAGAATCGTAAGACCCCCGGTTCTGCCTAAACGTATACCCATCACGGGTGATGCCGTAATCGTAGAAAGTGCTAGCTTCCCCTTGATCAAAGGCTGCTTGCCTAGAAGCTGCCAACTGCGCTTTGAGGTTGGCATCGGCGAGAGCGTTTTTACCAAGCGTGCGGGGGTCAGTACCCGAAAGAAGTTGCTGCGAGCCTGCACCCGCACCAGCACCCGCACCAGCACCAGCACCAGCACCAGCACCCGCACCAGCACCAGCACCAGCACCAGCACCCGTACCTCCGGGGGAAGAAGCGGTAACACTTGTGGTGCCAGTAAGGTTAGCTGACTGCGTACCGCCAGTGCCTCCGCCTGCGCCCGTACCTACACCAGATGTAAGCCCAGAAATCCCAGACCTAGAGGTGCCGCCCGTACCTCCTGCGCCGCCAGTGGTTGCTCCAGTAGACGCACCGGTCAAAGTACTGATGCCGCCAGAAGTAGCTGCCCCACTTGTGCCAGCGCCACCGCCATACCATGAGCCACGGCTAGAGCTAAGAGCGCCGCCGCCAGTTGTGGTTCCTGAAGGGAACGCCTTAGTGCCCAAAGAACTCATGGAACTAGGCGAAAAGACACCAGCTAATCTGCTGACCGCAGAATCAATCCCTGCAACATCACCCGAAGCAAGGGCAGTTAGCAGACTGTTCGAGAAACCTCTGAGGTTGTTGTCGCGGCTACCCAGCAACGTATTGGCAGCAGCCGTTGCGCCAGCGATGTCCCGATCACTGACCCGGTTGATAACGTTAGCAATTGAACTAGCGTCTTGCAGAGAGACACCAGATGAACCAAGCGTTACCTGCGTTGCTCTTTCGCCAAGCGACGGACCAAGTCCTGCTAACGTTGCAAGGTCACCATTTCGAATGGCGTCAGAAACTTGAGTTGCAAGATTAGAGTCAGCAGTAATGTCTTGCAGCGTAGTTGTGCTAGCGATGCCAGACGTGCCAACACCGCCGCCTACCGTAGTGCTTTGATAAGGCTGGCTAGGGTCGACTACATTCGAGCTAAACGACGGGTTGAAATCGAAGTCGTAACTGTACTGGTCAAAGTCGGGGTCAGAGATATTGCGGAAATTATTGTCTGTAAAAGGAAGACGGGACTCAAACGTCTGGTTTAGCAATGCAGCATTAATGTCTTGATCCCAAGCTGCCCACTGGGAAGCTGGCAAAAATGACCGCCCAACCCGCTTAAGTTGAGAAACCGAAACGCCCTTAGCTAATGCACCGGCTAACGACATCTTAGTGGTGTTGCCGCGATTCTTCGAGTCCTGAAATGCGCGATAAATCTGCCCGTCCGTATACGAAGAGTCCGAAACTGGAGGTTCGGTAGCTACAGGGGGCCGCGTTGTTAGTGAGGCTAGCCCTGCGGGAGCAGCCGTGGGAGCAGCCGTGGGAGCAGGCGTAGGCGGTGCAGTAGGCGGAAGAGTAGGCGGAAGAGTGGGTGGAAGAGTAGGCGGAACGGTTGTAGGCGGAAGAGTAGGCGGAACGGTTGTAGGCGGAAGAGTAGGCGGAAGCGTGGGCGCAGCAGTAGGCGGAAGAGTGGGCGCAGCAGTAGGCGGAACGGTAGTAGTCAGCCGAACCGTAGTCGGCGGGACGGTTGTAGGCGGGAGAGTGGGCGCAAGAGTAGTAAGCGGGGGAGAAGTTACGCGTATCCAAGTATTACTGGACGCATCTAGCACATACGTATCGCCGTCCGGATATTTGAGGTACAGCCTACCAGCGGAATCGGTTTCAAGCGTGGGCCCAGCAGCCGTAGGCGGAAGAGTAGGCGGGACGGTGGTAGTCAGCCGAACCGTAGTCGGCGGAAGAGTAGGCGGAAGAGTAGGCGGGACGGTGGTAGTCAGCCGAACCGTAGTCGGCGGAAGAGTAGGCGGGACGGTGGTAGTCAGCCGAACCGTAGTCGGCGGGACGGTGGTAGTCAGCCGAACCGTAGTCGGCGGAAGAGTGGGCGGAAGAGTGGGCGGAAGAGTGGGCGGAAGAGTGGGCGGAATTGTGATAGGTGGAGCAGTAGCCGGAGAAGTACCGGTGGCTCTGTAGTAGTCGTCAACAGTGAATGAAGTACCTAGACTGGTGTTAAACAGGTCAACACCTTGCTGCGGAGTAAGCCCTTGCTCACGAATGTAGTCAAGTCCCCGCTGAGTGGCAACAGTGTTATCTGCGCCACCTGCGTATATGTAGTCGCGGAAATTAAACGGTGCAGCAGTGGCAGCGGGAGGCGCTGTCGCCAGAGACGCAATACCTGCCGGAGCAGCAGTTTGAGCGGGGGGCGCAGTGGTGACAGGGTTTGTATAGTGGTAATACGGATCCGTGTAGTACGGATCGACGTTGTTGTACAAGTCTTCAAACTCTTGTTCGGTAAGAAGTCGCGCCATGATCTTATTGCGTCAAGTCGTAGAAAGTGGCAGTCATCGACTAATCTCTTCCCAGTCCAGAGAGCCAAGCACCTGATCCCCGTTGGATGCTGATGTGCAAGCAAGCGTCAGTTCATACGCAGTGGCGGTGAACGGGTCACGCTCCAGTTGAGAAGCAAACAACGCTTCCTTCAAGATGTCCACGCTATTGGAACCCTGATTGGAGCCCTGAAAGAAACCCGTGGCCAAAATCCGCCCGGTACCTACGGTGAATGCCGTGCCGGTGATGTTGTACTCAACCCCGGAATTCGTGCCTGCGCTGACCCATGTGCCGCCCGTTGTGGTGCCAGACGCCACAACCTCCCACTTGTAGTTGGCGTTGTTGGTGATGCCCAGAATAGATATAGCCGTCAGGATGGCAATCGCGTCAAGGCGGGCTGTCTTCAAACGAATCGACACTACAGGGTAGAACGTCCCGGCAGTGGTCAGTGTGCGGGGACTTGTGATGGTGTTACCGGCAGACAACTGCGCACCGCGCAACTCGTAGCCGCCTTCAGAAATCACGGTCGAGCACACCTGTTTAAGCGTGCTCGCACTAGCGGTTGCGCCTGTGTTTGTCATCTCATACCGCAGGGGCAGCGATGCAGTTGTGATGTAGGTCGTGGTGATAAGGTTAGCGTGGTTGAAGTTGTGTGCCGGTACGAATACCCCATCAATGATGAAGCCAGTCCGCACAGTGCCAAGGCCAAGCCACTCCACGTCCATGTAGAGAATCTGCGCCTTAGACGCATCCAAGGTAATGCCAGACGGGCCAGTCCCGTTGAGCGGGTCTTGGTTCCAGTCGGCCTGCGCTACACGGGTGTTGACTACGCTTCCGGTAACGCTGCTTCGCTCAACCATGTACAGGCCCGTACCGTCTCGCTCAAAGTAGATACCGTTAGCCGCGCCGTAATAGCCTACGCGCTGGCGCAGATTGGCCTTGGCTGTACCAAACACAAAGGTGTTCATCACCAACAGACTCTTACCCGGTTGGTATGAGAACACCTTGATAGTTTCGCGGATGATCTGATCCCCATTGGCAGTACCAACGGTCAGATTCATCAAGCCTTCGTTGGCACTGAATGTAGCGGCAGCAGTTCCCGTAATGCTGTTGGCCCAGAGGTTGTTGTCGGCATAGCGGTGCGAAGAATCAAACAGCGTCAGAGGATTACTGACCCGCAACCGCCCAAAGGCATCCGTGTTGGTGCCGTTGATTGAGACTGGGATGGGGGATGTCGTTGCCACGATCTGCCTCAGTAGTGCGTCCAAACGATTGAAGTACAGACGCAGGACGTTGTTGAACTGCTCCTGATAACGCGAGTCGTACTGACCCGGCGCAAGAGGCAGGTTAGGTGGCGGGATGACGACTGCATCTTCGATCAGCAAACTCATCTGCGACCATCCATGCGAACGTCAATACGCGGGTGCCCCAACTGCCACGTAACCCCCAGTCCAGTAGACGCCATCTTCATGATCATCTGCCGCCCACGCACCCGGATGTAGACGATGTTGGTAAATTCTTCAATAGGGACAGTCTCAGTCCGGGTTACGGAGGCGCTATCAGACCCCCCTTCGGAACGAGGGTCGTTAAAGCCCGAACCTGATCCTTTCATCGGGATCAAGGTCATGACGGCAGACGGATTCTGCGCAGTCGATCCAGTGAACGTCACGTCAGGCAGCATACGCCACACGAAGCCAAAGTGCTGACCATCCTCGATGTCAAACTCAGAGGACTCGATGTAGGCTTCGATAGCGGTCGGAGTGCCAGTCGTGTTGTCGTCGACCCCGTTCTCGTGCTGGACGATATTGTTGGCGTACGTTGCAGCAATTGGATAGTCCTGTAGCCCCGAATCTAGCCACGCAGTGCGCGCCAATGCGCCGTAGTACCAGATTTTTTCAAGATAGTTGAACACCACGTACCGATCTACCGTGGTGGAATTGGCAGAGCAATAGAACCACCAGACTTCATTGAAGCCTTCGTTTGTTCCAGCAAACACTTGTTGCGCTTGCGTCTGGTTAAAGTCTTGGAACACGTAACGACGCAGGTCGCAAGGAAGCGTTTGCACGCGGCCATCGTAGGCGTAGAACTTGTCCACACCCATCCAGTACACCACGCCCGAGCCTACAGCCACGGCGTTCTGCCCTACGATAGATAGGTTGTCGCCCAGAAGCTGCGCTCCCCACACAAGCTCAGACCCGTTGTACTGAAGCGAGTAAAGAGCGGAGTCGGTAAACACCACCAACTCCTGCCGCGTCTGAATGGCGGAAACAAGCTCCGACCCATGAGACAAGCGCAGGCTACCCGCTTGGTTTGTAGCCGCAGGGGTCCAATTAACGGCGCTTTCCTGCGCAGACCAGCGGATGAGCATCGGATCTTGCACGACGCTACCGTAGTCATTACAGCCAAATGCGAACACAAACCGATTGATATCGGACACAAAGATGAAGTTCTGCACCGTAGGCACACCGGATGCGCCAGCCAGCGTAGACAACTCGACGGCGCGGGTGCCTACACCAGACGTGGCATCCCAGTAGTACATAGCCCCACCGCGAGGGCCAAAGATTAAGTCTTCACCAAAGTTAGCTTGGCTCCACAACCGCAACGTGCTGTTACTTGTACCACCTGTACCCCACGTACCTGCACCCCACGTACCCGCGCCCCACCCAACAAGGGGGGCCACAAACTCCGGGCCTACATTGATCTGATAGGCAGCAGATACCGCCGAGCCGCCCGTGGCCCCCGCAGCAACAATCGACGATGTCGTGATCGTGTAGGAGTTGATGTTGACAACCGTGATCTGAAACTGCGCATTGAGCACGGATGCGTAGGTGCCCGTAACGCCGCTGAAGGTCACAAAGTCCCCAGTCACAGCGCCATGCGCAGTGTCCGCTACAGTAACTGTAGTGGTGCCGTCGCCGGTAAATGGGTCCGTGCCCAGTGTTTCCGTGTCGCGGATCGGCGTAATGTCGTAGTACGTGCCGCCACGTTCGATGTAGAACTTGAGGTTGGTACCAACACCAAGCAGATTAAGACCGCCAAGCGTGACCCAATTCCACAGGGAGCGGCACACACCGAGGAACGTATTGGCGGAAATGCGCTGCCACCCCCCAATCTTCTCGGGAGTGCCTTGGCGAAAACGGACTTTGTCGCACTCGTACCAACCGTTTTCTTCGTTGGCGTACCGGGTGTTTTC